TTAGAACGTTCGGTAATGCATAGAAATAATGGTTCCATAAATTCTTCATGTTGCGAGTGTGTAAAAGCATTTTCGATGTGTTGAGATGTTGGAGGGTGACGACTTTGTTCTTGTTGTGATTGAAACGAAGTTTGGCGCATGATGCCTCGGAGAGTCGAGTGAATGGTTGTGCAATGGTTATTGTGATGTTATTTAAAGTGGCGAACTTCTCACAGAAGACGCCTGACGGTCCGAAGTATGATTTCTTTTTGTTAAGTACCAGGTTAAGCTGGCTTACCAAGAATTCATATCTTTCTTTCTGTCGGGGTGTCCAATGTGCTAGAAGGTCATCACCGCAAATAACGAAACATCCTTCAGGATCTACTTGTGTAGCGATATACAAGTGGAGAATAGATAGGATGGGCCATGTGGTTCCTAGACCCATATGGATACCTTGTACAGTCTTTCTTCCTCCCGGGAGTGTCATGGGTCCTACGAGATTCAAGACAGCCTGAGTAAAATCGTCGTCCCAGTGTCCTTTCAGTGAAAGAGCTTTTAAGATAACCATTGCCACGTGGTGTGGAATGTTGTCTGATGCTTTGGAGAAGTCTGCGGAGTAAAGTAGTGCGTTTTGGTCTTTGTTTCTCTTGATGGTGATTGTCTTTCCTTTCAAAGAGTCTCTTGTTGAGACAATTTGTTTCATGAACGGCAGTAATCGTCGATTGGCGCAGAGACTAACGTGGTTTGCACATGCGTTATGTTTTGTGGCTACACGAAGTTTTCCACCTATTTCCTTTATTAATAAAGGCTTTATATGTAGGTACTTCTGTGATTCTAGTTGCAAGCGCGTAACTGCTATGTGCATACTGCGGAAACTAGCTAACTTACTCTTCTTAAATTCTTCTTCATCAGGTCTTAATTCGCTTAGAACTGTTTGACGCGCAAAACCAGACTTTTCTGTGTAAGTTGCAAGGTAATCTTTGTCGGAAGGTGTGATTGGGTATGGTAGTGGTCCGAAGAAGCGTTGGTTTGGTACCAAGTCTCCTTCGTCGATATGTGATGAGAGTGGATTGTTAGTGATGGATTTACCCCATTGGCTAGGAGGAATTATTCTTCCTTGTTGTGCCATTTTGTGTAATTTCATCGTTGTTCTAACTTGAAGCTCTTCGAACGTGTCTTGATCAACTATTATTCCTTTCACAGTTTTCGCGAAGTATTGCGCGCAACCACCCTCTTTAATACTCTTTTCTAGACAGGCCGATGTAGACGGTAAGGGACAGATAGAATTATTGGCAGTCAGTAAGTACTCACTTTTTGTGCCTAGATTCATCACGAATCTGTGTATAGAAGGTAAGTATTTATAGAAGCTGCTATTGCTCGGTGTGGTCCATGCCTTGATTGCTTCTTTAATCGCAAGATCTTCTTGTGTCTTAGGGATGTATTTCCAGGTTATGGCTCTACTTAACGTTGATGCTAAGAAATATTTTTCTTGGTTGAAATGACGAGATCCTTTTATCTGTAGATGTTCGCAAGCTGCTTTTCTGATCTTATGACAGAACTCACTTATAGCTTTGGGTCCATCATTGATTGCGAGATCAACGAAATCTGAAAGTTCTTTGAATTTTCTGAGGTTGTTTGGTTTGGTGTAGTCATGAATGTCTCCGTAGACTAGGGTGAATGATGTTATGAGGGCTGGGAAGCACTCGTTGATATCTTTAATTCTTTGCCGAATGCATTGTTGTCGTTTACTTATCTCTTGTTTGTTGTTGGGTGTGGGCGTGGTGTGTATGATACTTAGGATGGTTTTCATCTTAGGCTGACTATGCGCTAATTTCCCCACAATCGAAGTTTGTCTGAAGACAACCTTTTTGGTCGTTTTCAGATAATGTACTATTTTAAGATACGCCATGAAGTTAAGGGGTAATTTATCCTGAAACTTCCTGGTAGTCTTTAAATGTAGACTTCGAGGATGGTTGGGCGCTATCGTGTGATCAGCGTCAGCAGTTGGACAGA